ATTGATAGCCGTGCCCGTGCCACCGACTTTGAACAGGCCGACTCCTTTATCGGTAAGTCCACCTGTAGCATTAGCAGAGCGACCACCGATGTTGATACGAGAAACGGTGTTGGCGTCGCCGTAATAGCTGGTACCCGTATTACCAGCAGACGGAAAATAGACGCCGAACAACCAAAGTTTCTTTGAGAAATTGATGTTAGCCACATCGGACGCAGACCTCATGCCATAGGAAGCAAAGCCATATAGGCTATCCATAAAAGTTGCACGCTGGCTTGCAGCTGTGGTATACACTTCTCTGGTCATTCCATATTCACCCGTACCACCGCCGACAACAGATGTGAAGCCAAGCCTACCGAAATAACGTACGTTGGCGTTCGCCATGAGCCACGGGATAAGCGACGGATTAAGGTTAGTCGTTGCTACCGATGGATTGGCGATGACATCCGTGAGCGCCGCAAACGCCGGAACCGCCGCCGTGACGAACGCCGTAGTGGCGACCGCCGTAGTGTTGTTGCCAGCGGTCTGGGTCGTGGCGATTGTGCCAGTCGGAAGGGTGGGCGTGCCGGTGAAGGTCGGGCTTGCGAGCTTGGCGTATCCCTGACCGATTACATAGGCCGTCGTCGCGATCTGCGTGGTGTTGGTATCGACAGCGGCAGTCGTGGACAGGGGCGTGCCGGTGAACGTAGGCGAAGCCAAGGCGGCCCTGCTGGTGTCGGTCGGATGGACGTGGTCCTGGCGAGCGTAGAGCCACGACGAGCCGACAGCGGCAGTCCCATTGACGATAGGAGTAGCCGTTCCGACCTGTCCAAGGACGAAGGCCGTGGTCGCCAACTGGGTCGTGTTGGTCGAGACGGTCGCGGTCGGGGCGACTGGAACGCCCGTCAGGCTGGGGCTAGCCAGAGCAGCCGCACCTGAGACATCCGCAACGGCCAGCGTGATTGCACCCGTGCGGCCAGCAACGGAGGTAACGGGGGCCGAGGTCAGGTATCCTTGGGCCTTGACGAACGCCGTAGTAGCGATGCTGGTATCGTTATCCGAGGTAGCAGGAGTTACTGCCCGTGCGTCGCCCGTAAAGACTGGCGAAACAAGAGGTGCGTAGTTTAAGGCCGCCTGGGTGCTTGTTAGGTAGCCTAAACCAGTGACCCATGATTGATAGGCAATCGTTTCATTCGTCGTGGACGTTGCCACTTGTAACACAGAACCCGTATTCCAGATGTCGCCGACGGAAGGGCTAGTGACGGGGTCAACATAAGCCGGGATACGGAAAGAGGAAACGGTGGTAGTGCTGGCCGGGAAAACTACCTGACCCGTGAACGTAGCCCCATCCAAAGGAGCGTATGGAGTCAGCGCCGAAGAGGTGATGAACCCTTGGCTACCGACGTAACCAGCATCAACGAACCCAGAAGGATTACCGATGGCATAATACAAGCCGTCAGCGGTTCCCTGCGTGATGAAACCAAGGTTAGTTGCCGAAGTGGTCTGGACGGTCGAATCTCCGAACGTAATCGAACCAGCAGCCGACAGGCTGATCCCAGTCGAACGCATCTGGGTCGTGTTCGTCTCATCCTGCACCGTGATGACGTCATGCTCAATCCAAGACGAGTGAGGCGTGCCGCCTAGGTCCTCAAAACCGATGTATTCGTTCGTGAAGTACGACGTGACGTTCGGCGTGTCGATGTGCTGGATGGCAATCGAGTCGTGGGCGATGGAGACGCCCAGCTCGTTGGTTGACTCGAAGACCTTAACCAGATCAGGGGCTACGTTGACGTAGTACGGCGTAGCGTTGGCGACATTGATGCCGGTATGGGAAACCTCGACGCCGTTGTCGGCTGCGCTATTCCAAGCGCGGAGGGTCGTCCCGGCCAAAGAGTCGAGGTACAGCGGGCGAGGCGTGACGCTGGACTGTTCAGTAGTCGTCAGCCAGCCAGCCTGCCAGTTGAACTCATAGCCGATAGAGCATACCAAGCTGATGCCGTAGTTGCCACCGCGCGAGGTGTCGAAGTTACCTTTGCTGATATACTGCCCGGACGTGCCGTCAAAGACGATGGGGCCAGTCATGGTCCCGCCAGCCAGGGGAAGGTACGAACCGCCGCCGCCACCCGTGACGACAGACCACGCGCCGTCTTGGCGGGCGTACTGCGATCCGTCAGAAGGGGCGTCAGTCAGGAAGCCCGAAGGGTTGCCCGTGGAAGGGTAGAACGCCGCCGAGCCAGGGAAGGCCGTAGACTGGAAACTGGAGTCCCCGAACGTGATGCCCGAAGCCGTCATCGCAAGGGTGTTCGTTCCATCGGAGGCTTCTAGGCCATTGATGTAAACAACGCCGTATGCCCCCGTTGCGGTGTTCTCCGTGTAAATGTCGCCATTCTCGAAGACGGTGGTATTCGTCCCGACCGTATAAGTAATGGGTGACGTGATAGGGCCGCCAGTGAACGTCGGGCCGGCGGGGCCTTGCGGGCCTGTCTGACCCGTGGGGCCGGGGGTCCCGATTTCGGTGACGATGGTGCCGGTGGGCTCACCGTACGAGATGACTGTGGAAAGGGTAGCCATTAGAGGGTGATCTGGGCTTCGATGGTGAAGCGGGCGGTCGTCGAGTAGAAGACGACGTCGCCGAGGGAGCAGCGGTAATCCAGCGCGGCGGTTCCGGGGGTCCAGTCGGAGGAGTCGCCGTCGAAGTAGACGTTGAACGTCAGGTTGCCGGCCAACATCTCGATGGTCAGGGGATAACGCTGGCGGGCGTGATCCATGACGGAGGATTCGACCAAGACGCCTTCGAGGGTGGCGGGGTCACCGGCTCCTGGGGTATAGGTGACAAGGGCGGCGAACGTAGAGCCGCGTTTCCAGGTGACTGTAGGGCTCGCCATAAGTCAACGCGGCAGTCAAACCGCGTCAGACGACTTCCATGCCACTGATTTCCATAATGACGTTGATCGGAATAGTCGTTTCGCCCGTGCCAGTAAACGTCTGACCAGAAAGCGTTGCGGCTGAAGTGTCGATTGTCAGTGTCCCCGTCCCCGTGCCGTCAACGGTTTTATATGTAACCGTATTGCCTACAAGATAAGAAACCGTCCTTTCCTCGGTTCCTCGCAAATAAAAAACGGCCGTCCATTCATCTGTAAAAGGATCATAACCAGTCACGTTTATGCCTGCATCCGGGTATTGAAAGAAATAAGCGTTTGCCGCCAAAGTCATCGAGCGGCTTGGCGTAAAAACAAAGTAACCAGGAACGCCGTCGCCGTATGGGTCGGCCTTGTATTCTCTTCCTGATCCATTTGGGTCGAAATCGCCGCCAGTCAAAGGATAGAAAAGGACAGACCAACCGAATGTGAGATTTTGAGCCATTAAACCCCCGCGTAATAGTAGTTGGCCGTGTCGTCCCCAATCTTGATGCGGCTGGCCCAGACGGATCCGTTGACAAGCTGCGAGACCGTGCCGTCGGTCTGGATGTGCGCAATGGCGATGTAGCCGTATTCGTCGGAGTCTGTCGGTACGGCGGCGCCGCTGTCGAGCGTGACGTTGTCGGGGTCCGGGAATGTCGGGGGAGTGCCAGCCAAGACTCCAACGGCAACCCAGATATAGGCTTCGTCGCCGATCGTGACGTTGAAAGTATCCGTGATGTTGGACGGGATGATGTTGTTGACCATGCCTTCGCAAACGGTGTACGTTGCCGTGCCTTCGGCCTCGGAAGCCTTTTTAACTTTAAACGGCCGGCAAACGTCAGGAGCGTAAGCCGGGAAAGTAATAGTCCCTTGAATAAGCTGCTCTACCACCCAGACATCAGCAGAATAAGGCTGTGAGATGTTGCCGATGTTAATGGCTTGCGCGGTATAATCTCCAGGGATTGAAATATTGGAAGGAAGCACGACAGGACAATCGTCGGTATAATCGACCGAAGGACCGATCCACAATTTGTAGACAGAAGAAGGGACTCCGGCATCGACGACGGTGATGCGGAAAAGCCACACGTCGTAGTCTGTATCGTTGGAAACTGGACCAAAATAGCCACCCATGTTGCACCAGGGCGTGATGTCTTGATACCCGTTGACCGGGTCGCAACCAAGATCGATGGCGTCAATCAATTCTTTTTTGATGCAAGTGCCTTCTGTTTCTGGGGCAGTAAGGACAGATCCTTTCGCCACGCGCATTACCCAGAACGGGTCACCTTCTGGGTCGGGCTGTTGATTGATGACTTCAACCTTAAACTGGATGACCTGTTCAACGGCCGGAATGGTCTGCGACCCAATCAGCTCCTGGTTTAAATCAAAAACTTCATTTTCAGCGTCCCATCCGATGTAAGCGATTTCAAGGACTTGAAGGGAATACCCAGTCAAAGGAAGATTTATTCCAAGAGGGTTTCCATCAGAACCGTAAGCCACAAATCCGCCCGTTGGGTATTTATAATCATCGGTCGAAGCGACATAAAGGTAATTAATGAACTTCTTGCGATCCTCGCTGCGCATTTGCATCAAATAGACGCCGTAGTCTTTGGCTTCATCTAAAACAACGTAACCACCGTTATTCGTGAAAATTGAAGCGGGGTCTCCGCCATCGACGATACTGACGGGAGAATTGTCGAAGACGGTCGTCATGGCTTCTTGATTGGCTTTGTGTTCGTCCTGATAGATGACCGAACCACTGACAATTTGAAGCGTCCACAACATTCCACCGCCTTCGGCAGCCGTTTCCTCAACAGTGCATTTAAATTGATTGTAATAGGTCGAACCTCCGGCCTTTTTCATGTCCGTGTCCGTCTGGTAGATTTGCGAGCCTCCAGGGATATAAGACACTACCTGACCCTCCCCGATGTATGGCATAGGAAGCCCGGACTGGACGCCTTGCGCCAGATCGTTAAGCTGCTTGGCTAGGCCAGCCGCGTCGTCTTCCGTGAACCTTGAATTAAAGCGCGAGCCGGCGCCGCGGAATCCGAGGTCATCCATTTTAGAAAATGCTGTCGGCCGTCAGGTAAATGTCGAGGTCCCAGCCTTCATCCCCTCCGACTAAAACGTCATAAACGACCTTAATGCCGGCGGGGTTGTCGGGGGAGCCAATGATTTCGATTTGGGCCGAGGTCATAAGTAAAGCCTGAGCGGTTGGAAAATCGGAATAAGTGAAAGGAGGGACAAGTGTCGCAACGTCGGCCCCGGTCACGATTTTGCCGATGTTATTGAACATGATCATGGCTCGATTGCTTTCATCGGCGTTAAAAAACATCGTGCCGCGGATGTTTCCTTGAGGACGCAGGAATTGACGAACTCCTCCCTTGATGTTGATAGACCCATCTTTGGGGAAACCGAAGCCGTTGAACTTCCAAGTTTCGCCGGCCGTGCCGTCGCCGTTGTCGGGCGATTGCTTCACGAAGATGGGCCAATTCGCCGTGGTCAAATGGGTCCCGTTGCTGCCAGGATAGCCGGCCAATGGGCCAGATACCCACCGGGTGTCGTGTTGCGTGAAATTGGGGTGGGTCTCGATTGGCTGGGACGAGCAGTTGGCGACGCCGTTGACCTGTGCGTCCGTGTAACCGATGCCGCGAGCAACGCCCATGTAATCAATGGTCAACATGGCAACGCCGCCCTTTGAGTAGGCGATGGCGTATTTGTAGGACAACATTTCAAACCCAAGGTCCTCCGGGTAAGCGATCCCAGTGGAAACCATATCAATAGCGTCTCCGACATGGGCCGAGGAAGAGTCCAAGGCAAACGTCAGCTGCGCTTGCGCAAGGCCGTACGCGTCGATGTGGACCTGCCCGGAAGCTTGACGTACTCCTGGGGGGGCAAGGTCTTGACCAAAATCAAGGCGGGTGGGCGAAGGGTCTGGCATGGTATTATTTGTTGGCGGGGGTCAATTTTTTGGTGGCGGGGCCGGGGGCAAGGACTGCGTCCTTCAGCTGAGTGACTGAGTCAGCCGTCTTCTTTGTGGCATCAAGCATATCTTCCTGATAAGTCCCTGAAAGGATTGAGGCAACGTCCCCGCCGCCAATCTGTTGAAGCGTGGAAGCGGCCATGACGGGGTTGATTCCTCCGTTGTCTTTGGCAAGGGCTTGTTTCTTTTTTTCTTCCTCTTCCATCTGTCTGATGGTGCTTTCAAGGGCAACGGGAGGGACGGCCCCCTCGGCCATCGGGTTCTGTTTAAATTTCTCAATCCATTCTTTCATCCAGTCGAAGCCAAGGCCCTTTGCACGAAGTCCTTTGACGATTTCTCGACGATATTCGGGACTGCGTCGAACGGCGGCCTCGGCGTCGGGACCTTCAAACCCGACCTGTTTCTGTTTTTGCATCTGCTCGGCGAAAACACGGTCTTTGACTTCTTGAGCGGACATATCCGCTTTTTTATCAACTTGTTTTAAATTACGCCAAATGCTTTTAAAGAAACCGCCGATGCCAGAGTCGCGCCTTGCATCCCAGCGATCGGATGCGTCCTGGGCTTGAATCTGTCCTTCCGAGTATACTTTTGCTTCTTTAGTAGTTTCGTGAATCTCTTGTTTGCCCTGACGGATAATTGGCATTAAATCGCGACCAGATCTGCCAAAGATTGCGGTGGCATTTGCGGCGACGAGGTAAGCATTGCCGGTCTCTTCCAGTTGTTCTGCCAGGGCCTCGAGGACTTCTGTCGCTGTAATTGTTCCGGCCGCAATCTGCTCGTTTCCAAAACCAAGTTCGCGAAGGACTTTTCCTGCGCCAGTCGCATCCTTAGACGCGTTACCCATATATTTAGAAAACAATCCTAGGGACTTTCCAATGGTCTCGAAACTGACGCCAACCATTTTGCCGACCTTGCCTATTTTTTGAAGTTCGACAGCGCTTGCGCCGGTGACGTGCATGGCGTGGACAAGTTCTTTGAAATACTCGCCGGCCTCGTTGAACTTATCCATCAGCTTATCAAAAACGGCCCCAGCTGCAAAGATCCCACCAATCGAGGCGGCGGCCGATGACCCGATTTCGCTAAACCAAGAAGACAGTTTGGATCCGGCTCCCTTGACGGCTGCCTCGGCGCCCTTTGGGACGTCAGAGAAATCACCGCTAAATTTTACTTTTACGTCGTCGGCCATAAATGATTAAGCGGCTGCCTTTGCGGCATCCTCTTTTTTGCAATTTTCCATCGCTTGCCATTCTTTGTCTGAGACAATTTGAACATCGGCGCCATTGGCCCGGACGTGCGCCATGTGCAACCAAACGGCAGCGGACTCGGGCATTGTCCAGGCTTCCTCGGTCGTGTGGCCGTTTCGCACTAGGCAGGCAACAATGGAAAGTTCCCAAGGAAATCCCTTGTCATCGGACGAACCTTTGGATTCCTTTTGCCAAAAACGAGGCCACAAAGATTGCTCGTTAAAATAAACAAGCAGTTTATAGGCTTCCGTTTTCAGGATCCGCTTGCTGATCCTCATGCGTTGTAGGTGGTACCCTTCCCGGAAAGACGACTTTGTACGCATTTCTTCAATGTTGTGCGTCGAAAGAATCCTGACAGCGTTAATGATGTCGGCAGCGCCGAACAGTTTGTCCGTCGATAATACAGGCGAATCGATAGCCTCGAGCGCCACGCGATGGCGGAGGCAAAACGGCAACAGACGACGCCCGCAGACTTCAATCGTCGGCGGGAGTATCGTCGCTGCTTGCGTCCACCGATTAGCCACGGCGGTAAGCCCTTGCGGGCTTTAAGCGATCTCCTGGTACTTAACCAGCTTGAGGGTGACCTTGCGGAAACCGTTGTTCGTACCAGAGTCGCCCACGTCTTTGATGATGTAAGAAACGGCGTCGTAAGTAAGACGGTCGCCGATAGCGGGAACGGTTGCGCTGGTAAGAAGGATGCCAGAGAGGGACGTTTCGATGCGAAGATCGTCAAGGCGGTCGGTGATGACGCGGCCGGTCTCGTCCATCACTTCAACGTCAAGCGCGGCCTTCTGGCTGATGTCATCGGACTGAAGGGTGACGAAATCGGCGCTGTCGTAGAGGGCGAAAACGTGAGAAACGCCGAAGGTCTGGGGAAGTGAAGCCATGGTCTTTGGTTATGAGTCAACGCGGCAGTCAAGCCGGAGGGTAGACGGCAACAATGTTGTAGGATAAGATATTCCCGTAGCGGCGGTCGGCCACCCCTTCGTCATCGCTGACAATCCAAGAAGCGTAATAATCTCCGACCAGCCAAGAGGAAGCCAGCCCAGCCGTGTCCTGCATGATAGCCTGGACGTTCTCCACGCGTTCGCGGTGTTCGGCCAGCGTCGAGTCGTCGGCCGAGGAATAGACGTAAATCTTCACCGTCAGCTCGAAATTGCCTAGGGGCTTGGCGCCGAGATCGCGGTGGGCTTGGGCGGACTCGGCGTGCAGGATGACGATGGGGACGAGGCGGATTTCGTCCGTCTGGCCCGCATGAATCTGGATGCCGGGAAGCATGTCGGCCGCGTTGGCGTCGAACCAAGCCTTGAGGGATTGCTCCGTGATCGTGCGGATGCCGTAGATGGTGGGGTCAGTGTGGCCTGTTGCCATGTTAGGAGGAAAAGTGATTTGCGGTGTTAAGCCAAAGGTTCTTCTTTTGTTTGTTCATTCTGGCGGCCATGTCGTTGCGCATAGAGTAAGCGCGATGGTTTATTGCCAGTTGGACAAAATTAGCGTTCCCGGCTCGTTTCCCAATTTTGTTGCCAACTTCAAACCCAGGCTTGGCCGGGTCGGAAAGGAATTTTATGGCGATGGCATTGCCGGCCGCTTCGCTGTGTTTGACCCAAGCTGGTGCTTTGATTTTTTCGCCAAGTTCCGTGGCCGCTATCCAATACGCAGACTTTAGGAAACCAACGTCCTTTTGTTTTTTTAGAACGTAGGCTTCGATGTCGGATTCCTTGGCAACAATGGCAAACGGCTGCTTCGATCGGCGGGCCTCGGAATTAAGCGAGCCGCGGCCTCCGTCGGTGCGGAGGTTTGTGTGCATGGCTTCAAGGGTAGACCTTTCGCCTGGGCCAACGTAGGCAAAAGAATCTCCGCGAGCAAATTTCTGCTGGAACTTTTTCCACCGAGTTTGCTTTCCTTTGCCTTGCACGGTTTGACCTTTGCGTTTGTTCCACATCTTAAACACGTCATAATTGTTCAAATCTGCAATTTGTGAACGAGTGGCTTTGTCTACTGGCCTGAATATTTTAAAAATAGATTTGCGGACATTTTCAGCTCCGTGGGCTTTGGCGGGAAGGGTGTCCCCATCGCCAGGTGTGTCCCCGGAAAAAGGCCGCGAGTAGGCAATCATGTCCTGACAGAAAAGAGCTGCTTGGCGGCGGATGACTGTCGCCAAGTCTTTGCCCATCACCTTAACATAATCTTTCAGGTGCGCGCTTAACCCGGTCGAGTCGATGGTGACGTTCTTATTGGCCGAAATTGGACTAAACTTTGCCATTAGGCGGGCTCGCCCTTGGACTGGACCTTAACAATGACCCAGGCGGAGGGCGGTCGGTCGTTGATTGCGACGATGCGGAAGTCCGCGCCGTTGTAATGGACAAGGTTGCCGTAGATCACGACGCCGGCATGGGCGGCCGTATCCGTGCGCAGGAACTTTACGTCGTAGCTTGTCGAATTCATAAAGCCCCCGGTCTCAAGGTCCTGGGCAACCATGGGGGGCCCCATAAGGACGTTGAAAGCAATGGAAGAGCCAGAGCCACGGCGGACCGTCACGGCCTTGGGTATTTCGTTAAGGATTTCAGAGGCGTCTGCGGCCCACTCGTCTTGGATGGCTCCCATGAGTCAACGCGGCAGTCAAAAGGCGGCAGAAGCCAAGCCAGAGGGGTCTATCGGCCTAGCCAGCGGCCGTTTACTTGTCGCAGCGGAACCGCTTGAACGCCGGATGGCGCATCGAGCCCGAAGGCGTGACTTCTTGATAACCCACTTCGACCGTCGAACCGACAATGGACGAAGGGAATATGCGCATGGCTTCCAGCACCTTGGCGGAGAGGCCGGATCCCACGCGGACAGGACGGCCCTTGAAATCCACGACCAGAGAATCCCCGTCCACAAAGACCACGCGGCAGTCGGCCGTCTCGGCTGCCTTGACCTTGACCCATTCGGCCGAACGCTCCCCGGCCTCGTAGCGTGACCCAGAAGCCTTGATGACGATGCCTTCATAGCCAGAGGCCACGGCGGACTCGAAACAGGCTTGGACGGCCTTCTTGCCCCCAAGGAAAGGCATCCAGGGAATGCAGCGGATGCGGGCGGACTCGGTTCCGTGGGTAAGGGTGAAGTGGCGTGAGCCTTGGACAACGCCGTCCAGCATCATCGTGCGGGTGATGACATCGAAGAAATGGATCACGGCGGACTTGGCTGGCTTCTTGGAGCGCAAGGCTCCGATGCCGTCAAAGAAGTCCCCGCAGACCGCCTCGCCGTCCAACCAAAGAGTGTAGTCCTTGATGGGCAGGGTGGCGGCAAAGGCCCGGACATCGTCAGCCAGATGGGCAAGGGAGGCGATAGGCTTGCCGTTGCGGGTCGTGAACGCGACCGTGTCCTTGAGCCGGTTGACTTCGACGACGACGCGGATGCCGTCGAGCTTCGGTTCGACGACCAATTCCCCCGCCGGCAGGGTGCCGTCATAGGTCTGGCAGAGCATCGGGCGCATGGGCAGACATTCCAACAATGTGGACAGCCCGTCAAGCGGGAAACCCAGCCAAACAAAAGACCCCCATCGCTGGGGGCCTTGACCTTCCTCTGGCCTTTCGGCTTAGAGGTCGGTGATGACGACGCGGATGGCGGCGTTCGGGTTACCGACCGACTGGCCGATGATCCACGAAGCCGACAGGTTCGACAGACCCTTGGTCCAATCGTACCAGGAGCGGAGGCTGAAGGCGAAGCCGCTGTCCGGGTCGGACACGGTGACTTGCTCCCCGCCGCCCGTAGTCGGGGCGCTGGGTACGCGGGTGACGATGACATGGCCCTGCTGGCAGGAAGCGATACCATTGAGGTGTTCGCCAGAAGGAGCAGCGTCGAAGCCGTTGTATTCGTAGATGTCGATGCCATGGAGGCGCCCGACCTTACCGTCACGGATGACGGAGGTGTCTCCGATGGACAGGTACTGAGCAACGGAAGCGTCCTGGAGGAGCTGGCCGAAGGCGTCAGGGGAGAGGAGGAGGGCGCGATCAGCGAACGGGAGATTGGCCTTGGTCATCGCGGTGGCGAGGTTGGCAATCTGGACGCGGGTGAAGCCGGCCTTGTTAGAGGTGACGTACTTGCTGTAGTTAGCAATGGTCGTTTCAGCGAGGACGCCGTCGAAGAGGGACTTAACGGTGGCGTTCGCCATCGGAGCGATGAACACGCGGCGAAGCATGTCCAGCGAGATGGTGGCGACTTCGGTGTCGGTGAAAGCGGTGGCGACGTAGTTATGGTCGGCAAGCGTCACGGCAACGTCGTTGGAGGTAGCGTCGGCAGGAACGAAGCCGGTGGAGCGATCGTACGTCGAGGCCGAGAAGGCGTCAGCGTAGCGGGTGTGGACGACCTGACCCTTTTCAGCCACATAGGAGCTGAAGTCGGTCGTGACGATTTTGTTGAGGGGCTGGAGCATCGGCACCAGGGTGCGCAGCGTTTCGGCGGCGACGAACTGGGGAGCCAGGCCCTGATTGAGAACGGAGTTGCTCATTTAGGTATGGTATTGGGTGAGATTGGGGGGAAAGGGAAAATTAAGCGACGCCCTTGGCGGTGACAACCTTGGGGGCTGATACTTCCTGACGAATCCGGAAGTTCTGGGACACGCTAAAATCAAAAACGCCTTCGCTGTTCTTTTTCAGGCTTACGGAATAACCGATGCGCGTGGCGCCCTTGTTGGCATTAGCATCGGCAACAATAGCGTCCCAATTAGCGGACAGCAGTTCGGCGATTTTGCCAGAGATAGCGTCAGAGGCGGCCATTTACTTGATGCCGAGGTGCGAGACAATGGCGGCGCGGTTGGCGTTGTAGAACGCCTGCTTCTTGGCCGGGTCCTTCATGGCGCAATACTCGGTCCAGACTTCTTCGGGGGTCTTCTGGATGGCCGAGTCGGCGGCGCTGATTTCGACCGGGGAGACGCCGACGGAAGCGACAATCTTGGCGGCGACCTTGCCGACGGACTCGATCTGTTTGGCGGCTTCGGCCTTCAGGGATTCGGAGGCGGCAAGAGCCTTGGTCAGTTCTTCGACCTTGGCGATGGCGGCATCGCGGTCGGCGATGACGGCGGCGGAGGCTTCGAGCTTCTCGGCGACGGCAGCGTACTCGGAGGCGAGCGTGTCGTTCTTCGACTTCAGTTCGCTCATCTCCTTAGCCATCGCTTCGGCTTCACCGCTCTTGTTGGTGAAGGCGGCTTTAAGGGCCTTGAGGGATTCTTCGAGGGTCATGTCGCTTAGGATTGAGTCAACGCGGCAGTCAAGCGACTCCCCTGGACTTGTTGCGCTTGTGCTTCGACTTGTCGTCCGTGTCTGCGTCCGTATCAACGGCTTTCTCGCCGGCGTCGGCTTCATCGTCGGCCTGTTCGGTCGATGCTTTAACTTCGCCCTCACCGTCCTCGTCATCTTCGCCGTCCTCGTCTCCGTCTTCGGATTTTTTTGATTCACCTTCCTCGCCTTCCTCGCCCTCTTCGCCTTTTGGCTGCGGGGTCACTCCATCGTCCTTCTCGTCTTCGGATTCATCGTCGGCCTTGACCTTGGCCGGAAGTTTGGCGGCGGACGCCTTGAGGACGTTGGCCTTGATGCCAGACAACGCGCGATCTGAAGCCATGCGGGTCGTGCCGTATTCTTCGCCCTCGTCTTCTTCGGCCTCATGGCCGACGCCTTCGGCACATTCCTGGCGCTCGTCGTTCTCTTCATCGGCCTCCATTTGGGCGGCCACGGCCGCGTTGAGGGACTCCATCAGCTCGTCAAAGCCGTTGACCAAGCCGGTGACCATGCCGGCCTCGGCGGCCTTCTTGCCGGAGAACGTCTGGCCTTCCATCGACGCGTCATCGACGAACTCGCGGACGCCTTTGACGGCCATCTTAAACTCGCCGTGGATTTCGTTGACCTCGTCTTGGAGCATCTTGCGCTGATTGGCGTCAAGGGACGTTCCAGGGATGCCGGCGCCTTTGAACAGGCCGGACTTGATGACTTCCATGCGGACGCCTTCCATCTTGTACGCTTCGGAGCAATCGGGGTAAGCGATGTAGACGCCGACGGAGCCGACGGTGGAAGAGCCGGTGGCGTAGAAACCAGCGTTGGCTTGGCTCCCGATCCAGTAAGCGGCCGAGCAACATTCCGAAGCCGTGAAAGAGATGACTTCCTTTTTGGAGTTCTTAATGCGGTTGGCGAGTTCTGGGACGCCAACGGACGTGCCGCCAGGGGAGTCGATGTCAAGGATGATGGTCTTGATAGACGGGTCGCGCTCGCACTCTTCGAGCATCTCTTCGACGTCGGAGATGTCGCAGCATCCGCAAAGGGACTCCAGCTCCGAAAGATTGGAACCAATCACGCCTTTGACCGGGACGATGGCGAACGGCGGGAACTTCTCCAGCGTCTGCTTGGCGCCGAAGATGGCGGAAAGCATCTCGCCCATGTCGGTCATCTTGGCGGACATCGGGATTTCCACGGACGCGCAGCGCTCAAGGAACGCTTCCGCCTGGGAAGGGTTGATGAGCAGCGGGCGCTTGCTCTTGAAATCTTGGGATAAGGAACGCATTTTATTAAAAGGGATTAGGGGTTGTCCTGATTGAACATCGGGGTGAACGGCGCGTTGGGCGCAGCGCCTTCGTGGGACGCCGTCGTCTCGTCGATGTTGCCTTGGGGGTTGGCGGACGGTTCGTAGACCATCGAGACGGGGACGTTGAACTCCTTGGCGGTGTCGATGATGAGGCGGGCGTCGGCCGCGCGGCGGCGAATCTCCTCGCGGGGGTCCATCCCCATCTCCTGGAAGTGATCCGACAGCGTCTTGAGGCCGGCTTGGATGTCGGCGAGGTTGGCGGCGGACTCACGGCCGGCATCTACGGTGACGCGGCGTGGCGTGACCCAGTTGACCTTGGTAAAATTGTCGTTGGCGGGAAGGTCGCCGTTGGAGATGGCCGTGCCGATGACGTAGGCCCAGACAGGCGAAAGCATCCGGGTCTGGAGCATATGCTGACGGGCTCCAAAGGCTCGTTCCGCTTTGCTTACGACCAGGCGAATGGCGCTGCCCCCGATGCCATTTGGGTCCGAGGTAAACTGATACGGAAGGACGCCAGCGGCCGAGTCTTTTTCGAGATATTGAATAAACCCAGTGAACGTAGAGTTTGGTCGATTGCTCTGGAATGACTCAAGCTTTTCGCCAGGGGCAAGAGATAGAATCTTGCCGCCGATGAAGGAGCCGACTTGTTCAGGGTTGTTATAGACTTCTGACGGGTAATCTTGCGGACGCATGCCGAACGCCTCAAAGTCGGAAGCCGATCCGTCAAACTGCGGGTTCTCGCGGGTCAGCGTCCTTGTAATATCCCCCGCTGTTTTCGTTGCGACTTTCTCCATAGAAAGCAGCTCCAGAAGGTCGATTAAATTATTGATGCTATGCTGCATCGGGCTGAAGCCGCGCGCTCCCGAAGCCGTCTCCGGGTGGTAGACGTGCAGGATGCTATTGGACGGGATGAGGCGGGTCGTGCCGTCGGAACGGATGACCATATATCCAACCACGGCGCCGAACTTGTTGAACATCACGCCGTCCCACATTCCATCGGGAACTCCAGCGGCTCCGGCGGACGTGCCGACACGGTGGGATTCGATAAGCTGAATCAGCGGGGAGCCGTCGGTGGCGTACGTCTTGAGAACAAAGATTTCTCCGTCTACATCGACCTTTCGGCAAACAAGCTGCTGGCACTCCCAGAAATTGAAGCGGTTCGTAATCTCGCAAGGGCGGTTGGCCCATTCGGAGAAATACTTTTCGGCCAGTTCGTCCCACGCGGCGTCGCCGCTGGCGGCCTGAGCGCGGATTCCGTCGGCCACGGAATACATCACGTTGTCGGCGACCATCTGACGGACCAGACCGGCATTGACCGACAGCCAGCGCATCTTGCGCGTCAGCTCTTGGCGGTCGAAGACCGTCATGGTCTTCTTCATGTCCGCCGGCCAAGGCGTGTTGATCCACGAACGCTTGTTGGAATACTTGGCCGCCTCGAACTGCGAGAAGATGCCGGAGCCGCCGCCGCCGACATCCGAACGGGCTTTCAACCCTTTCTTGTTGGCGTACGCCTTTACGTCGCGTACGGCTTTGCGTACGGCCTTCTTGATGCTGGGCTTCTTGGGGGCGGACATAAAGGGGTCAGAGTCCTCGGAAGTTCCAGAGGCCGTTGTAGACGCGGACGCGGTCGATGGCCCCATATTGCTGGGGGTCCTTGATTTGCAGCGCGTATCGGGCTTCGATCATTACGGTGTGGACATCAAGAGGCCATGATTTCGACACGCTCGTCCCAGAGTCAGAGTAAGACATCATCGTCTTGCCTTCTTCCAAAAGCGAAGCGGCCCGGTCCACAATCGATTCGATGCGGGCTTGGGATAGGATAAGGAAACAACCTGTTGCTCGACTCGCCATAGGTCAACGCGGCAGTCAAAATGGCAAAGGCCCGCTTCCTCGGATGAGGTCGGCGGGTGCCACCTTCTGAAACCCATGCCCGAGCTGCTTGAAGGCGCAGTGATAAACTGAAGCGGCGTCATGGGGTGTCAAGAGTTGGGGTTTGCAACATCCTCCGACGGCACGGCTTCCTCTCCGACCATTTGCTCCGCTCGGCCGGTGAGCCGCCAAGCCAAGGCCGGGAGAAGGTTGATGACTTCGCAGTCCCAGAAGTGGTTGGCCTTACCTTGCGCGACAGGCTCCCAGATTGGGCGTCCCCCTGGCGTGATCACGCGCTTCTCCGACTGCATTTGGGCGACGTACTCGGACGGGGTGTCATCGGCCTTCGTGTGCCGGCCTTTCTTGATGAGGGTGGACAGCGTGTCTTTCAAGCGAAGGTTGGAAAAGAAGAAGCGCTTGGTTCGCTTGCTGCCGACCGACTCGACCACGGGCGGGGAGTAGGGGCGCAGTTCCGTCTTCATGCCGGCGGGGGTCCGAATCTTCCAGGGGAAGTCGTTGCGTTGGTCACCGCGTGTCGCCACCCAGCCGTTGGCCGCACAAGCCGCCAAGACCATGTCTTGCTGGTCTCCGCTGTCCACGAAGACGTTGGCCGGGTGGACGCCGGCGGCCTTGTGGATTTCGACCAAGTCTTTCCATTCAAAACAATAGCCGCAGCTGTGCATCCGGGACCGACCGTCGCCGGACCAACTTCTGATTACCCAATAAAATCCACGCTTTTGAACGTCACAACCCATGAAACGCATGGGAACAAAAGTGGGGTC